AACTCGTCAGGGGCTGTCCAATCAACTTCAATAAGATTAAGTTCCTCACGTTCCCAGAAATCTAACATGCTACTACTTTTGACCATCACATGCCTCCCCAAGCAGAGCACCGTAACCACAAATATCTATGGCACTGTCCTCGTGCGTTGGTGTTTCAATCAACCGAGAAAGCTTTACGGCAATCATGCACATATATACTTGCTCAACGGTAACGTCATGCCCCAATAAAACCGTCCACATTTTAGCAATGCGTTCATGATTAAGATACGCATCACCATAGTCCTTGGCTCTCGGACCATTGATCATTCGCTCTGCCTCTTGTAGTATTTCATCTCTTTTCATATTTCATACCTGTACTTTGCGCCTGTTTCTATTATATGCAGATTTTCTTTGGTTCTTGTTATGCCTGTATAGAAAATCCTGTGCTCGTCGTCAGGGAACCTACTGTTCACGCAAGGATAAGCTGACTCTGTAAACAACATGATATTGTCATCTTCTCCCCCCTTCATTGCATGAATGGTCGATAGTTTAATTCTAGGTTTGTTTATATCCTCCCCTCGTTTAATTAATGCCGACATGTAATTCTGATCATCATCAGACATATTTACAATGCTGTTTGCGTGTCTGTCCTTTGGAGCAATAAGACCGTGATGCTCCACCAAGTCCTCATAACTTAGCATGGCCTCTGGATCCACATACTCTAACGTCTTTGCCGATCCTCGTTTAATAACAGCGTTCTCGCCTTGTTTTGGAACAATTCGGTATAAAGCATGAGCATCACTCAACGAAATCGAAACTCCATCGATCAATGTATTCCAAGTATTAATGCCCCTCATGTAATCGGGACTTATGCTTGGCACTCCGTATCGTTCAAAGAAGTATCCGCTTTCCCTTAACTCCTCTGCAACCATGCCAATAATCTTATTGGTTCTTGCCATAATAGTCCACGAACCGTGGTCAATGTTTACATCGTACCATGAGGAATGATAATCAATGTTGCCCTCACGCTCGGTCGGAGCCCATTGCTTCTCGAACCTTACGTCTATTCTCCCTACAACTCTGTTCGCAAGCTTGTGTATTGACGAAGGAACTCTATGACTCTGCGTTAGGATTTCAACCTCATCACACGCTTCCATAAACTGCTCAACCCGAACGCCCATCCATCGATGGATAGCTTGGTCATCATCTCCTGCGTACCAAACACGTTCTGTTGTTTGCTTTAGTACCTCAACCTGCTTCCATTGCAACGGAGTTAAATCCTGTGCCTCATCCACAATCAACACCTCAAGAGAAGGGGACGTACCTTGCTCCACGAACAATCGAATCATGTCAGTATAATCGTATTTGTTATTCTCAGCTTTATATAAAGTGTAGATCTCATTAACCTTTTTAAGCATAGGCCAACTTAAATCATAGTTACGAGCGTCATTGTATTGCTCTTCTAACGTAAGCATTCTAAGTGTGGCTCGTCCAATCATCTCCAGGTACTTGTTTCCCTCTTGAACAGCCGCAGGTAAAATGCCATCAGCAAGACTTGCCGCTGTGTTGTTGCTAAAAGCCATTCCCAGTAGCAATCCAAGCTTTCTGAAATCATAACGAGAAACAACTTCTTCTGCTTTCATTCCCATCCATTGAAATCCTGTTGAGTGCAGAGTGCGAAACCAAGGTACATCTCTATCTGACAATCCAAGTTCCACTGTTGTTCGAGCTTTGGCTTCTTCAATAGCTTTCTTTGAGAAGGACACAAACCCTATTCTCTCTGGAGCAGTGCCATTTTGTAATTCTTGCTTTACGATGTTTATAAGTGTGTAGGTCTTACCGCATCCGGGGGGACCGAGTATAAGTTTCTCAGTCATTTTTCTCCCTCGGAAGTGCATCTAACCACTGTTTAACATCAGTATCCAACCAACGAACAGTGGTATTTTTCGTTGCATCTCCAAAGATAAACGGTTTTGGAAAATTCTTTTCTTCTACCCATACATAAACGGTTTGTCGGGACACGTTTAACATATCCGTTATCTCTCCAATCTTCATATACTTTCTGTCCTTCCATGCTTCAGAATGGGACATCATCAAACTCCTTTTCGTTTAAAGGTATTTCTACCTCGCTTGTTTCAAATCTAGGAACCCACCAAACTCTTATGTTTGTCCATTTCCCCTCGTCCGTTTTTACCTTATACTGTCCGTGACACGCTTGATTGTTGTTCAATTCTTTTAAACGTTCTTGGATTTGTGGCCTGTTGTATAAAGTAAATCCTCTCTGCCTCAAGTATTCCTGTAACCCTTTCATTGTAAAATATGTTGTGTCGTCCTCGGTCCACGGCTTTCCAACCGCCAACTCTTCAGGAAACTTAGCTCTAATCCGACTCATACAGAAAGTTTCAAGAAGCTCCTTGAATTGTCCTGCACTCGTTAGTTCTTCTGAAACCGCTATCTTCGTTGCGTTATCATAAAGATTGTTTACCACCTGTTGCCAATCACTCGGCTTAACCAATGGAGGCATAAAGTTAATCTGTTCCATGCAAGCCCTCTGGAATTGAATAGGCATTTGCAGTTGTTCTGTTGTGATCTCCAATCGTTTTCCATCAACATCAAGAAAGTACAGTCGGGGTTCAGAAAGTAAAATAGTCATGCCCCCAACTTGAGGAGCCGTTTCCGACGCACCAACCCCGAACGCTCTTGTCTTACACAATGATTTGTTGCAATGACTTGCCATAGGTTCGTCTTTACATGTGTAGAAGTACTCCTTCTTATCCAGTTGGTTTTGCAGTGTCACAACCTCGGAAGCTGGTAAGGCCGGAAGACAATGTTTTTGATTCATTTCTTCTAGTTTTTCCTTCCAAGAGTCGGGGAACTTGCGTTTTAAATAAATACCACAGTTAAACATGACCTTGTTCCTCGTGCCTTCGGGGATTCCCATTGTCAAAAACATCTGCAAACAAGGAGGAGCGTCAGAGTATTGTTCCCTTTGCGTCCCAAAATCTATCTTCTCCAAAGTGGACAATGTCGCTCGTCTCTTGTCCACCTCATCTAAAAACTCTTCCAGAGTCATATCATCGCCATTATCTTTAATAGCGTATCGAACAGTGTTCTTAGCATCAAAGTACGGCAGGTTAATAAAATTACCAACGTCCCCACGATCAGCAAGAATCTGGTCCTGCTTCGGAAAAATCTCGCACCCAGCATATCCTAAAGCCGCAGACATCTCGCCCATATAATCTCGAAGCTCTGACGCAGTTGTTTCTGTCTTCATAAACAAAAACAAATGAGCTCCTCCAGATTTTGATCTACAAACAATCAATGGTAACTTCAACTTCCGACACTTCTTAAGAATATCTAAATGTTCAATTGGATATGTGTCGATGTCCAAGACACCAAAGTTACACATATTCCTGTCGTTAATCGGGATAGCCCCAACACCTTTACTTCCTTTTAAATGTTCCTCAATCAAGTCTCGTGTTAGTGGTTGCTTAACAATAAAACTCTTTGCGTCCGTCTTTCCGTTCCGTCTTTTATTACCAATCGTTGTTTGTCCGTGGGCAAGGTCTGACCCTTTAAATGCCGCCATAAAACGGTCTATCACAGACATATACTTCTCCATAAAAAGGGGGAGATTTCTCTCCCCCGGTTAATTAAAACGGTACGTCATCCTTTTCGCCGTGATCTTCCACAACGGCTTTGGCTTCGCCCTTCTCAATTGATTTACGGAAATTCATGGCTTCAAGAAAAAGAGACTTGTCGTCAATCGTCTTAGATTTTTCTATCGACCAGTTAAACCAACTCCCCATATCATTGCTTTCTTCTATGGTTGTAAACTTCCATATCGTAGCAAAGAGTGCAGGAGTTTTTAGTTGTCCATCAGGAGCCTTAATCTTCTGCATGGCAATTTGTGTCTTCCATCGACGAGACACTTTTAACTGTGTCGATTTCATATCGATGATAACAGGTTGAAACATGCCATCTTTACCAAGCAACAAACAATAGTGCTGATCCGTTTTGACAAGTTCGTGTCCATTGAGCAATGTTTCTTTGCCACCGGTTCTCGTAGCCTTCGCAATCTCTGGACTGTCGGAAGGTAGTTCTCCCACAAATCCACCACCGCCTTGATCCCTTGGTATAAACTCCAAGTACTTGGTTTGTTGAAGACACGGCACAACTTCGAACCCTTCTTCTCCAACCCAATAATCGCCTGTTACGGTGTTGAACGCATCTCCTTGTTTCGCGTCTTTGATAAACAAAGGATCTTTCGGTTTTATCTGTGGAGATAACGCTTGTATTACACGAACGAAAGGTATCTGCAACTCAGAGGTTTCGTAATCAACCCCCTGACCTGCTGTCGCAAAAATATCGTCCATAAGTTCTGCTGGTAAGTTTGACTTACCCTTTTCTAAATCATTAGCCATTTCTATTCCTCCTATTTGGCAGTTATAACAGCCGTTCTAGCGATAAACGCATTGAACGGATCAAGATCGATTGGTTTCCCATCTTCAACACAAGTACGCAAAGTTGCTTTTAATGTTGAAGGATGAACGTGTGTTTTTGTTTCGGGTTCAAAACCTTTTTGCTCCAAATCAGCTATCAGTGACTTGGCAACATTGTCTTCCCCTTTTGCAAAGGTCAAAACAACATCGTTCTTTATTATAGATTCCAAACCATACTCCCTCAAACAATCAAAAGCTTTCTGCTTCTTCTCTTCATCTTTGGGAATACTTGCGGAGATGAACGGTCTTAAACTTACCGAGCCCCCCTCAACGTCTACACGTTCTGTACCCATCTCGTCCATAACTTGTGGAATTATATCAATGGATAGTCGTTGCTTCTCCGCTCGAAGTTCTTTCAACTCTTCTTCTTTATCAGCAATCGTGCTGACAACGTTGTTAAGTTGTTGAACCAGGTTGGAGAGGTTCTTCATTGTCTGCGTATCAACACCGCTAAATGATGTTGGGTCCACGAACATCTTTTCATCAAAAATATCTGTCACCATGACAAGTACATCCTCTTCAGGTTTAAGTTTCAGTTGACGGCATCTCATGATTACCGTATATTTAACATAAGGGAGGACATATATGAAAGTCAACTACAAATTTAAAACAAAACCATATAGACATCAAATAACGGCTTTGGAGCGTTGTACTGGGAAGAAATCTTTCGGGTTCTTTATGGAAATGGGAACCGGTAAATCTAAGGTTTTACTTGATGATATCGCACGACTTTATACAGAAGGTGAAATAGACTTCGCTCTTATCATAGCACCCAAGGGCGTTTATCGCAACTGGGTTGAGATGGAAATCCCGATTCATTTTTGGGAAGACGTACCAACGTATATGTCCAGTTGGCAGTCACCAATGACTTTGAGCCGCAAGGCTGAAATAAAGCGTATGATAAACGCAACGGGAAAAATGAAAATCTTTGTCATGAACGTCGAAGCCTACTCCTCTATTAAAGGTCGGGAGTCGGGGACATTCTTTGGCAAGAAGTTCGGGGACAAAGGACTCATCGCTGTTGATGAATCCACAACGATTAAGAATCACAAGGCCAAGCGAACCAAGGCTTTAATTAAAGTGTCCAGGTTGTTTAAGTACAAAAGAATTCTAACGGGATCACCGGTAACAAATACACCTATGGATCTTTATTCCCAATGCGAGTTCTTAGGCGAAAAGATGTTGGGGTTCTCGTCCTTCTACGCATTTCAAGCACGGTACGCAATTCTTAAAAGCGTTAAGATGGGTGCGTTGTCCTTTCAAAAGGTTGTCGGGTTTCGAAACATAGACGAGCTAACCATGAATCTCGAAGAGTTTAGCTATCGGGTTTTAAAAAAGGATTGTCTGGATTTGCCTGATAAAACCTTTACCTCAAGGCACATCGAACTTTCTAAAGAACAATCGGACATGTATAAGAAGATTCAAAAGCAAGCGATGATTATGTTTGACAATGGCGAACTCGTTACGGCTCCAGCCGTTATTACGCAGATGCTTCGATTGCAACAGATTCTTTCGGGGTATTTAAAAACCGATGAAGGCGAACTTATAGAGTTTCCAACACAACGATTGGACGCACTCCTTGATATATGTGGTGAGACTTCGGGAAAGATGATTATATGGTCACGGTTTCGGTACGATATAATTCACATCACCAAACAGCTGAATAAAACTTTCGGGGAAGGAACAGCAGCGTCGTTCTTCGGGGATACTACAGACGACGAAAGACAAAAGGTTATTCGGGACTTCCAATCTCGAACATCGGACCTTCGGTTCTTCGTAGGAAATCCTGCAACAGCAGGTCGTGGCCTGACTCTGACCGAGGCCAATACTGTCGTTTATTATACGAATGACTTTAACTTGGACACACGATCTCAATCAGAAGACCGGTGTCATAGAATTGGTCAGAAAAACCCAGTTACCTATGTGGACCTGATTTGCGATAAAACAATCGATGAGAAAATTGTTGCAGCTCTTCGGGGAAAGATTAACATAAGTGCTCAAGTACTAGGAGAAAAAGCAAGAGAATGGCTAGAAATAAAAAAGACATAGCCCAAAGTCTTGATGTCTTGGTAGACTATAAAAAAGGTCTTCTAACAAATGAACAGGCTGTTAGAAAACTCCAAGAATTCACTGGATTAAGTTTCGGGGTTGCTCGAAGCTTTATTCAATCCATTAAAAAGAAAGAAATCAACAACGAAAATAACGTTGTACCCTTTCCAATAATAAACCATGAGGAACAAACATGACAAAACAAACAATAGCAGAAGAGTTTGCACTAAAGAAAATTGAATTAAGATCCCGGTATGGAAGCTCCATTAGCAGAAGCAAAATAAAAACAGCGAAGGAATTAAAAAACAAAAAGAACGCAGAGAGGAAAACCAAAAATGATTGAAACGGCCTTACTCTGCCTTGCACTTAACATGTACTTTGAAGCTCGATCAGAACCCATCGCCGGTCAACTTGCCGTTGCCGAGGTTACTCTTAACAGAGTGGCCTCGCCGCATTATCCAAACACAATCTGCGAAGTTGTTCTTCAAGACAATAGCGAAGGTTGTCAGTTCAGCTGGTGGTGCGATGGAAAGTCCGATACGCCAACAGAACCTCAAGCGTTTCAAAGATCAAAGGCACTCGCTAAAATGATGATCGAAGATGGACAATATATATCTGTGGTCGGGAATAACGTAACACACTATCATGCACAATATGTCACTCCATACTGGATCGATAACTTAGGTTATACAAAGCAAGTCGGGAATCATATTTTTTACGCAAAAAAAAACCTATCTCCCATGTCTCGACCAACAGAAACAATTTGCGAAGCCTTGCCGTATCACGTTTATACGCTCAATACATGTATCAAATACGAAGAAGGGTTATAATTACTTATCTTTCGGGGTTTGAATACTAGTCTCACACGTTTCACCTTGGCAACAATCATCAACCACTGATTTACAAATCAAACATTGGTAGTGACCATGGACCAGGATAAACGATGTGAGACTCATGCACCTCGGACACTGGTTCTTATTGGTCGTCGGGAAAGTATTCTGCATGTTGTTTTTCAATTATAATCTTTAGCTGCCGAGCTATCGTTCGTTGTTCAGCGTCGGCAATTTCTTTTATACGACCATGCGTATCAAGCAAGAGTGCCACATTTCGAAACTCTTGCTTGGGTTGTTTGGCTCTCATTATCGTCTCCTTGTATGAATTAACAATAAGACACCTTAACGTTTCAAGTAACAATCGTCCAATACTATTTTCTTGTTACTCGGCAATGTATAGAACCGAGTCCTTACAAGCCAGACCTCACATTCTTGTTTACTATCGAAAGTCTCTTCAAAGTAAACGGTGGGACAAGATTGCTCTCCCCCCTCCAAGATGCACATTAGTGCCATTGCTTTCCAAATCAATCCTCTACACTTTCTTCAACGTGTAAAAATTTTATGCTTGGAGTGTCCTTACGCAACGCATGGTACTCAAGTTGCACTTTGGCAGAGTTAATCATTTTCCCTGCTAGGTTTGCCATCTCACTTGCGTCCTTGGAGCTTAACTCACCATTGGACAATCCTTCAAAAGCGATTGCAAGTTGGGTTCTTAGTTCTACTACATTTTTCATTTTTGGTTCTCCCTTTTTATAAAACGTTTGATTTTCATTAATTCTCTTTGAGCCTCAATTAATCCTTGAGGTATGTCTTTATGAGTTAAATCAGTTCTGTCGATTAAAATACGTTTAACATAGCTATCACTCAACTCTTCTCTATATTTCGTCTGTCGCTCTAATATTTTTTCTCTGTTTTTCTCTCTATATTTTTTATCTAACATTTTAATTTTTTCTTTGTTTGCTTCTTTATATTTTTTGCATATACCCCTTATCTTTTCTTTGTTTTCTTCTTTATATTTTTTGTGATACTCTTTATATTTTTCTTTGTTTTCCTCCCTATATTTTTTACCATACTCTAATAGTTTTTCTTTGTTTTCTTCCCCATATTTTTTCTTTTGCTCTTTAATTTTTTCTTTGTTTTCCTCCCTATATTTTTTATTTCGCTCCCTTATTTTTTCTTTGTTTGCTTCGTACAATTTTTTCTGTCGCTCTTTAATTTTTTCTTTATTTTCTTGATACCATTTTCTCTGTCGCTCCCTTATTTTTTCTTTATCCCTAAGTAGCATTACCTCTCAATCTCCTTTTTTATCGCCAGACCAATCTGCATGGAAATTTGTGGCACGATTGCATTTCCTAATCCTTTAAGTCTGTCCACCCTTCTGGGTATCCCATGAGCCACTCGACCCACGTTGGGTTCAACTGTCCAGAACTCTTGCTTTGATTGTCGGTGTGTTGAACGGCTACGTCCAGAGTGTCCATCGAAACTGCCGTCGCCAATGCGTTCCCTTGATGTATCCCCCTCGGATTGTCTGGGTTTTTCCCTGCTCCGTTCGTCGTCGCTGTCGGAGTCGGCCACATCTTCTCCACATGATGAACTGCGTCCTTCAGCTTCACTCCCCACCGAACTCCCTTCTTGTTCACTCGTGAAAACGATCCGTTGTTCATCTCCACGTTCTTCACTACTGCTCCTTCGGTGTCGCTCACTCTCGGAGTCGGCCACATCGTTGGTTCTTTCCCCCAACTTCCCTTGTCTCTTTCCTTCATGCTCGGAGACATCTGGTTCGCTTTTGCTGTCGGAGTGTGCAATAATCCAGAGTCGGTCTCTTCGATGGGGTGCGTCTTTGGCACAAGCTGGAACAATAAACGTCCTTGTGGAGTAGCCTTCACTTTCCAAGTCAGCGAGCACTTTGTCGAGACCCAAGGCAATGTGACCATAAACGTTTTCGAAAACGCACCAAGTGGGTCTTTTTTGTGTAACAATTCTAA